GATACTGAAGCATGGATGAGATCGACATCATGGATCCGGTTGGCGAAAGCGCGTTGGCCGATGAGGCTACGATCAGCCCCATGACTATCCTTGCGGGCATCGCTGTTTCGACTGGCGACATCAGCGCGCAGTTCTCGACGGATGAGTTAACTCGCATCGGTGCCGATGTCGTTGAAGATTACGAAACCGATCTGCGTGACCGCGATGATTGGGAGCGTATCGTCAAGGATGCTCTCAAGAAGGCCAGCCAGGAAGAAAAGCGGCCTGAGAAAACCTATCCATGGCACAATGCCAGCGACGTGAATTATCCGCTGCTGACGATCGCCGGGCTGCAATTCAATGCGCGGTCCTATCCTGCCATCGTCAAGGGCGACGAAGCTGTGTCATGCAAGGTTGTCGGCGCGGATAAGGGGATGCCGCAGATTGGTCCTGATGGCCAGCCGGTGATGCAGGTCGGCGGGATGCAGATCATGATGACGCCGCAGGGGCCTGTCGTTGTCACGCCGCAAGGCCCGCAGCCGTTGCCGGAGGGCGCAAAGCCTGAACCGATGTGGCAGCGCCCTCCCGGCGCGAAAGCCAAGCGTGCGCAGCGTGTGCGCGATTACATGAACACCACGATATTCTATCGGATGGACGATTGGGAAGCTGACACCGACATGTTGCTGATGCAGCTACCCATCGTTGGCTGCGCGTTCCGGAAGATATGGTATGACGGCCAGCGCAAGAAGCACTGCGCCGCGTTGGTCCACGCGCTCAATCTGATAGCACCCTGCACCGCGAAGTCATGCAAGACGGCGATCCGGCTGACTGAAAAGATACCCGATCAATACCCTGCCGAGATACTGGAAAAGGTGCTGAGCGCATATTATCGCTCGCCTGATTTTCTGGTTGGCGAGGAATTTGACGAAGGGCCGCGCTTGCTACTCGAACAGCACCGTCTGATCGACGCCGATGGCGATGGCTATCCTGAGCCTTATATCGTGACCGTGGATCATCAAACGTCGGAAGTTCTGCGCATCGTCGCCAACTTCGCGCCGGAGGATGTGCAGACCGATGGCGACCGCGTTATCAGGATCGAGCGCCGCAGCTTCTATGTGAAATACGACTTCTTTCCACACCCGGAAGGCAAGTTTTACGGCATCGGGCTTGGCCATCTTCTGCAATCCATGTCGAGCGTCATCGACACCACGATAAACCAGATGATCGACGCATCGAACGCGGCTGTTGCAGGTGGCGGCTGGGTCGGCTCTGGCGTGCGCCTCCAAGGAAGCAAGCGGTCGAGTAGTATGTATTTCCGGCCGGGCGAATACAAGACGGTAGACATCCCCGGCGATCAATTGCGCAACGGCATTGTCGAGCGGACCTATCCCAATATCTCCCCGGTGATGTTCCAGTTGCTCGAATTGATGCTTGGGGCAGCGAAGGACATTTCCAGCGTCAAGGATGTCATCACGGGCGAGGCATCGAACAATGGCCAAGTCGGCACCACACTGGCGCTGATCGAGCAGGGGTTGCAGGTGTTCACTGCGATCTACAAGCGCATCTATCGCGCGCTCAAGGCCGAATATCAGATGTTGTTCGAGAATATCGGAAAGTATGGCGACGAAGCGACCGCCGCTGATTATATCGAGGTGCTGGACGATCCCACAGCCGACTTCTTCGCCGACTTCTCCGCCGCTGATATGGACATCCGGCCCGTATCCGATCCAACGTCTGTGACGAAAATGCAACAGATGGCCCGCGCCAATTTTCTGATGCAGTTCGTTTCCGCGCCCGGCGTCAACCCGCAGGCCATCTATCGCCGCGCATGGGCTGCCGCCGATGTCGAGGATCAGGATGAATTGATGATGCCGCCGCCAGAAGGCCCGAACCCGATGGAACAGGTGGCGATGGACAAGGAGGTCAGCGAGACCGAATTGAACCGGGCACAGGCGGCTAAGGCGGAGGCTGACAAGCTGGAGAAGCTGGCCAAGGTATTTCAGACCGGTGCGCAGTTGGGGATGGCGGCATGAACATCACCCGCGACGAGTTCGATCTATGGCGCAAAGATCCGGTAACACGCTGGATCATGGCCGGAATCGCCAATGCCAAGGCGCAGGAGAAGGCGGAATGGGATCGCCTGTCATGGGGCAATGGCGAGGCGGACCAAGGCAAGCTGACCGTTCTCAAGACGCGATCGGACGCCCTTGGCGAATTGAGCGATAACGACTATGAAATATGGTCAATGTGGAACGGTGAAGAGGTCCAAAATGATTAACCCTGTCGGTCATTATGTGTTGGTCGAGCCTATCGAAGTCGAGGCCGTGACGAAGGGCGGGATCATCCTGCCTGATCAGACGGTCGAGAAAGAGCAATGGGCAGCGCAGCGCGGAACCATCATCGCCGTTGGTTCGGCCAGCGAGCATATCAAGGCCGATGACGTTGGCCGGGTTGCTTGGTTTGGTCGCTATGCTGGCGCGATGATCGAGCATGAAGGCCGCAAGTTCCGACTGATCGACAATACTGACATCAAGGCTTTGGAGACGTAAGATGGCTGTTTTTCGTGGCAATGACCGGATGCTTGGCGACCAGGTGGTGGACGGCGGCGGCGTCGCTTATATCCAGTCCGTCAAGATGGTAGATGGTGAAGGTGCGGCAAGCGGCTTCTCCGACGCGATAGGCAGCCCGGCAGATGCAGCATGGGATGGTGTCTCCGCGAACGCTACCGTTATTTCCCTTCTCAAGGCTATCGCGCTGAACACGACGCCAGCGATATAATTCCCGCAGTGGGATAACCGGCCCGGTTTAGGGCGATGTGGAGGCCATAGATGGCTGATGAACTGTCCGATGTGGACGATCTGGGGGCTGATGATGCGCCTCTGCAAGATGAAGGCGCGGAGATTGCAAGTCCGCGCACGATCGATGACTACGCCCGTGAACGCGGGTGGAAGCCAAAGGAAGAATGGGACGGCAAAGGTGAGTGGAAGGACGCGAAAACGTTCATCGACTATGGCCTGGACCGCGCCCGCGAGCTTGGCGATCATGTCAAGCAACTAAATCGCAAGATCGATGGCGTTCATCGTAGCACCGAGGAAATGGCGCGACGCGAGGCTGAGAAGGCCCGTGCAGATGAACGTAAGCGGTGGGAGGAAATGCTTTCTGTCGCAGTCGATGATGGCGATCGGAACGCTGCCATGGCGGCAACGCAGAAGATCGCAGAGCTATCAGCGCCAGCGCCGCGCCAATCCGGCGATGATCCGTTGGTATCGCAGTTCGTTTCGGAAAACGCCTGGTTCACCTCCGATCCCGCTGCAAAGGCAGTTGCGATCGCAGAGGCGGAGCGCGTCGCAACAGCAGGCGGGTCGGTAGCCGATCAGCTCAAAGCGGCGCAGGCCACGGTTTTGAAGCGGTTCCCCGAATACGCGCCCGCAGCCGCCACACCATCGAAGGTTGTGGATGTCGCAGCGCCCACGAACCGCGTCGCCCAGCGCAACGGAAGGCCCAGCGCGGCAGACCTTTCACCCGATCAGCTTCGGGTCGCGAAATATCTGGTTCAGCAGGGCCGGATAAAATCTATTGACGCATACGTCGCACAGGCGTTTAACAAGGAAGGGACGATCGAATGACGATCGAGAACCAATCAGCGCCAAGAGGGCGACCGCCGCGCACCGCAGCACGCAGGGAGCGCCGCCGCAAGGATGGAGACGTTGAGGGCAATGACCTCAAGTTGCCTATCCCCGATTGGGTAGCGGAAAAATACCCGGCAACCGATTATCGCCTGCGCTGGTTCAGAGACGAGCCGGGGCGCTTGGCCACCAAGTTCAAACAGGATTGGGATCCCGTAGAGGGCGTCCAGCCAGTTCCTGGGGCACAAGACAAGTTCGGCAACCCTATCAACCACGTCCTGCATGTGAAGCATGAGGACTGGTATCAGGCGGACCGGGCCAGGATGGAAGATCGGCGTGCGGAAATCATCAAGCAGATGGAGCGCGGCGCTGTCAAAGGCCAAGGCGACGACGCCGGGCAGACGTTGCGATCCGAGGTTTCATACGCCGATGCCGCTAACCGGCTCGGCTAGCAAGGATACGGAACATGGCAAATGCAAATGCGCCCTTCGGCTTGAAGCCGATTCGAGGCGCGTCCAGTCAACCCTACAACGACGGCGCGCAGCCTTATGCGAAACTCGCGGCTGACACGTCCGTCATCCGTTATGGCGATCCTGTCACCGTGACAGGCACCGCAGATGCGGACGGCTTGCCCGCCGTCACGCTTTCGACCGCTGGCGCAACCAATGCCATCACTGGCGTTGCCGTTGGCTTCCGGCCGATCGGTGCGACCGAATGGCTTGGCTACGCGCCTGCATCGACCGCATACGAGGTGCTTGTTGAGGATAATCCGTTCGCGGAATATCTGATTCAGGAAGACAGCGATGGCGGCGCGCTTGCCGCTGCCGATGTCGGCCTCAACGCGGCCATCGTGTTCGGCACCGCAACCGGCAATCGGTCGGCGGCAATGCTCGACAGCAGCACCAAGGCGACCACGGCGGGCCTACAGGTTCGCATCGTCGGCTTGGCGCAGATCGTCGGCAATGCGATCGGCGACTATGCTGTCTGGCGCGTTCGTCTGAACAACGTCACCACCACCCCCAACGCTGGTTCGACCGGCGCTTAATAAGGAGGACTGATCATGCTTATCACTCGTTCGGTTCATCCGAAAACCCTCCTGCCCGGCGTCAAGGATTTCTTCGGCACCAAATACAAGGAGCATCCCGCTCTTTGGTCGAAGATGTTCAGCACCGACAGCAGCAATCGCGCGTTCGAGGAGATCGTGCAGGAAGATGGCTTCGGCCTCGCTGCCATCAAGGCGGAAGGTCAGTCGGTTCCCTACGACACCACGTCAGAAGGCCCGACCTCGCGCTTCACGCACGCCAACTATGCGCTTGGCTTCATCGTCACGGAAGAGGAAGTCGATGACAACCTCTATGGTGACAAGGCGTTCAATCGCGCTGGTGCGCTGGCCCGGTCGATGCGCGTCACGAAAGAGGTCGTTCACGCGAACATCCTAAATCGTTCGCAGAACTCGGCCTATGTCGGCGGCGATGGCAAGGAACTGGTGGCAACCGACCACCCGACCTTGGCTGGCCCTATGTCCAACGAACTGACCGGCGCGGACCTGACCGAAGCCAGCCTTGAAGATGCGATGATCCGCATCATGCAGATGAAGGATGGTCGCGGCCTCAACATCATGGCCAAGTCGGCAAAGCTGATCGTGTCGCCATCGGAAGCGTTCAACGCCTATCGCATCCTCAATGCGACCGGCCAGGCGAACACGCCGAACCTGAACAACCCGAACGCGATCCGTGACATGGGCTGGGCACCGGAAGTCATCGTCAATCCTTATCTGGATGACGCAGACGGCTGGTTCCTGACCACGGACGTTCCCAACGGCCTGTTGCACTTCAAGCGCAAGCCGCTGCGTTTCGCCGAGGATGGCGACTTCGACACCGGCAACTTGAAGCACAAGGCGCAGGATCGTTACAGCGCTGGTTGGGCCGATTGGCGCGGGGTCTTTGGGAATTCCGGGTCTTAGTGTAAACAAAACTCTAATCGGTTGACACGGGGCGGGCCGGAGTTAATAACCTTGGCTATGTCAAGAATTAACACTGGCCCGCCCTGTCAAGTATGCAATGCGCCATCAGTGGCGCGCAACCTTTGCGAGACACATTACTCACGCTGGAAACGGCACGGGCACGCGGAGCAGACGCGACCCGGAGACTGGGGGATGAGGAACTCCCATCCTTTGTGGGAAATATGGAAGAACACAAAGCGCGTGGCCGCAGGGCGGTGCCCGGAGTGGGACGATTTCTGGAAATTTGTCAGCGATGTAGGTGAGCGTCCATCACCAAAGCATTGTTTGGCCCGTAGCAATAATAAGCAAGCATATGGCCCCAGCAATGTCTTTTGGCGCGAGCCTGTTCTTGCGGATAAGTTAGCAAGGGACGATCACGCTGAGTATCAAAGGGAATGGCGGCGTAAGAATTCAAACCGCGCCCGCTCGTATGAGGTGAAAAGGAAATACGGGATATCTATCGCTGACTATGATAGGATGATGGATGAGCAGAATGGCGCGTGTGCCATATGCGGGGGCACTGATACGACATTTGGACGGCTTGCGATTGATCACTGCCATGACACGAAGAAAGTTAGAGGCCTTTTGTGCAACTTATGTAATCGAGCGCTTGGGGGCTTTAGGGACAGCACAGAAATTTTGATGAACGCGATAAAATATTTAACGAATTCAAGCTAAACGGAGCGCACAAGTGGACCCTCTTTACAGCCCAGGCGCGAAAGGCGTTTGCATGAGGTGCGGCTTCGATTACAAGCTGCGCGACATCCGTAAAGAGTGGAGTGGTTCACGGGTTTGCCCCGAATGCTACGACCCCAAGCCGGAGATATTGCGCGCACCTCGCGTGAGGCCGGAAGGCTTGCCCAAGCCGAACGCCTCCCCTGATCCGGTGCCGCGCTTCGTCGGCATCAATGAAATTCAGAGGGACGATCTATGAGCATCACGTTCAGCATGACGGCCCGCGACATTGCGCAGAAGGCGATGCAGGACCGTAAAGTCATCGGCCTTGGCGTCGATCCAAAGGGCAAGGAACTGGATTATTGCATCCAGGCGATGAACCTGATGTTCAAATCATGGGCATCTCGCGGCCTGACGCTATGGACCGACATTGACGCGACCGCGACCGTTGAGGCGGGCAATCCGGTGGTTGAACTGACCCCGCGTCCGGTCGATGTCAATGACGTGTTGCTGCTCGTGAACCCCGGCTATGAGCGCCAGATGACGCGATGGGAAAAGGGCGAGTATTCGACGCTGCCTAACAAGGCACAGGTGGGCGACCCGCTGATCTATACCCCGGTCTATACGGCTGGCTCAATGTCGCTTAAGGTCTGGCCCGTGCCAACGACCGACAAGACGCTGCTCTATAGCTACAGCCGTGTGATTGAGGACGTAGCCACTGCATCATCGCCCGTCGATGTCCCGCAGATGTGGCAAGAGGCGGTGGTGAAATGCCTCGCTGCCCGGCTTGATGCGTTCGGGGATGGCGGCGATCCAGCGCACCTTGCAAAGATTATGTCGGACGCGGCAGCGCTTGAGCGGCAGATGTTCGACCATGACCGCCCGGCCAGCTACCAGATCGGCAGCGACTATTATGCCTAGCATATTCTACGGTCGCAACGCCTACAGCAGGACGCGCGGCAACCTGCCGGAATTGCCGGTCATCAACATGTTCTCGGAAGCGTCACCGTCCGATAATGCGGGTGTGGTCATGCAGTCGCGCAAGGGGCTTGTGCGCGCCATGGCGGTCGGATCCGGACCGATACGCGGCATGTTCCGCCGCGACGGGGTGACGGGCGGCAAAATGTTCGTGGTGTCAGGCGATGGCTTCTATGCGGATGGCGTGATGCTAGGGCGGATCGTGGGTGATGGCCCTGTGTCGTTCGCGGCCAGTGAATCGGAGGTCATTGTTGCGGCGGGTGGGCCGCTCTACCGCACTGATGGCGAAACGTTATCCCGCCCCGTGTTCCCCGATGGCGCTTACGTGACGGCTGTGGCGTTCCTTGCCGGGTATTTCATCGCCCTGCGCGCGGGGACGCATCAATTCTATTGGTCCGGCGTGCTGGACGCGACGGAATGGGATGGCCTATCCTTCGCATCGGCTGAAAACGAGCCTGACCGTTTGCTTGATGTGGTGGTGGTTGATGACATTCTGGCGCTGATCGGCACCGAGACAATCGAGTTTTGGCCAAAGTCGGGCGATCGTGATTTGCCGTTTTCGCCAATCCAGGGGCGTGTGTTCGAGCAAGGTGCTATCGCGCCGGGCTGTGCGGTTGCGACGGATAATAGCTTTTTCTGGATCGGCAACGACAAGATCATCTATCGCAACGGCAACGTACCTGAGGCGATCGGCGATGACGGCATTGTCGAGCGCTGTTCTCGGTCCACAAGCTGGGCCATGTTTCTTGTCGAGGACGAGCGTCACAAATTCCTGTGCTGCCGGTTCGATGACAGCACCATGGTATTCGACATCACCACGCAGCAATGGTGCGAGTTTGCCTCATGGGGCCGCGCTAATTTCCGGGGCCGATGCGCCTTGGCTGGCCCGATGGTGGGCGACGATACCAATGGCGAGATATGGACGTTCTCAGGCTATGAGGATGCGGGCGGCGTGCTTGAGCGCAGGCTACGCGGTGGCCTATCGCTAAGCGGCGGATCGATCGCTATCAACAATGTGCGCGTATCGATCAATAGCGGCCAGGCGCAGGACTTGACCGGCAACTATATCGACCCGCAAATCGAAATGCGCTACTCCGATGATTATGGCCAGACGTGGACCGAATGGGAGGCCGACAGCATGGGCGCGCAGGGCAATTACAGGGCAATGCCGGAATGGCGCGCCTTGGGCGTTGTTGATGCGCCGGGCCGATTGTTCGAATGGCGCGTGACAGATCCCGTTAGCTTCCGGTTCAGCGGCGTGACCATCAACGAAAAGCATGGCGGGCGCTCCCGCTAATGGCCGGCCCCCGCCTTGAGCGGCTTCAACGCGCCGTCTCGATCGTGGATGGCTCTGGCCTGCCGACCGTCCAATTCCAGCTATTTTGGCAGCGGACAGCGGAGGCGATTGAGGGCGCGCTTGCGTCGATTACCGATGTCAATGCATCGCAGCAAGAATTGCTGGATCAGATCGCGGAGGTGCTGGGCATCACCGAGACATTGAATGAGGCTGTCGTGGCTGCGCAACAGGCGGCGGACGCGGCAAATCTGGCAGCGGGCAATGCGCAAGGTGCGGCTGACACAGCGGAAAGCAATAGCTCTTTGGCGACAAGCGGGACCACAGGGCTAAGCATAGGCGCGGCGGACGCGGGCGCAAATGTCACCGTGTCCATATCAGCGCACAGTCGCATCTATGGCGATGGAACGACGGTCGCGGTCAGTTCCGGCTCAATCACCGGGTTGGCCTACAGCACCACCTACTATCTCTATTACAATGACCCGACGCGCGCAGGTGGCGCTGTCACGTTCCAAGCGACCACGAACCAAGCGGACGCGGCGCAGATCGGTGATGTTCATTCCCTTGGAGCAGTCGCCACTCCCGCCGCCGCCGCACCGCCCGCCACGGGTCGCCCTAATCTGCCACCCGGAGTGAATGAGCCATGATCCGCGATGCCACGCATGATGACATCGCCGCGATCGTGGCGAACGGCAAGACGTTCTTCGACGCGGCAGGCTGGGGTGATGTCGCGGAATATAGCGAGGCGGATTGCGCCCGTTCGATTGCGCACCTCATTGATAATGACGCGGGCATTGTTATCGTATATGAGGTTGATGGCGAGATTGTTGGAATGGCCGGCGGCATCATTGCCCCGCTTTATTTCAACCTCTCCCATATGTCCGGCCAGGAATTATTCTGGTGGATAAAGGAAGGTTGCCGGGGTGCCGGTCTATTGCTGTTGCAAGGGCTGGAAACCGCCGCGCGCGACAAGGGTTGCAAGACGTGGTCGATGATCGCACTTGATCGAATCGCCCCGGAGAGAACCGGGCAGCTTTATCGGCGTCGGGGATACCGCGCCTCCGAACATAGCTACATAAAGGTTCTCTGATATGGCCATTGGCATGGGTGCTGCACTGCTAGGTTCCGCGATTATCGGCGGCGGCATGTCTGCGATTGGGGCGAGCAAGAACAGCAAGGCGATCGGCAAGGCCACGAACGCTCAGGTCCAAGCCAACCGCGACAGCCTCCAGGTCCAGCGCGAGATTTACGATCAGAACAAGAGCGCGCTTTCACCCTTCATGTCACGCGGCAATGTGGCAGGCGACACGATCAATGCTTTGCTCGGTATTGGCGGCGGTGGTGCCGGAGCGCAGGCATATGCGCCAGCCGGGACGGTCGATTATGAGGCCTATGTGCGCGGCAATCCCGATGCTCTGGCGAATTGGAACGTGGTGCGTGGTAGCCAGGCAGACACGTTTGGCGGCGACATCGCGCGCTTTGGTGAATATCACTATGGCGCGGATGGTTCGCGGC